AATAGTTATCTGTTGCATAATCAAACTGAATATCATTTTTGATTTCAGGCCAATCTTCAGCTGAAATAATACCTTTTAGTATAAGCTGTTTTTCTAATGCTTTGTAGAATAGCATAGAGAAACGTTTTCTAAGTCTATTAACAAACTTACCAAAACGAACTTCATCTCTTGAAATTTCAGAAGCTCTACCAAGATTGAAACCAGCTTCTGACTGTAATCTAGTTACAGGAACATTTAGTGATTCATATAATTTCTTTTTGAAATATTCTACATCACTCAATTCACCAAGACCTTGACCACCTGGTAGTGTTGTGATCTCTGTTCCTCTATTACCTTCACGCCTTGGCAACCAATAATCTTCAAGCATCGTCATAAACTTACGATCATCTCTCACTTCACCAGTATTGGAATCATATACTAAACGATTTTTATGACGAACCATCATATCTCTTAGATACTGTTCTGCCTTCATCTTTGGTAGATTACCAACATCAATATAGAAAATTCTTCTTTCAGGTGCTCTTGAGATACGATAAATTACAGTAGCATCTTCGAGAGTTCTTAATTGATTTAATGGCTTAATAGCTTTCTGCAAATGTGAGAATACCATCTGATTATTCTTGTCCATCAAACCAGATGTAACATGAATAATAGAATCTGCAGCAATCTTTAGACCTTGTGAACCAACATAGTCTAATGCTGAACCAGCATTAGAGCCAGCTGTTAGATATGAACGATCATTGTAAATAAAATATTCATTCTTAGTATTTTGAATTGTTGCTTGCCCCTTTCGTGTACGCTTTACTTCACGTACTTTTCTAATCTTACGAGGATCAATATAACGAATTTCTTTTAAGCCCTCTGATGGCTTTTCTGGATCAATGACAGCATGGAAGTATAATCTACCATCAACATACCATCTTTTGAATAATTCATAGGAATCTGTATTGAAATTTAAAAGATCAAGAATGTATTCAAATTCTTCTTGAATCTTTTCTTTAATATTTTCTGAATATTCAATCTTATCTTGATTGAGAGTTATAATATCATCATCGTCAGTATCGAGTGCTTCATTGATGATATCATCAATTGCTTTCTCTACTTCTGAATTTAATGAAATTTCTCTATACTTTGCAACTAATTCTGCTTCTGTTCTAGCAGTACCTTCTAAATCTACGAAAGTACCATACGCACCACCAGCAGCGACAACAACAGCACCATCATCCTTTACCTCTGGGGCAAATGATTCTGGTTCTTTGTTATCATCAACTCTTTTAAATTGCCAACCGAAAACTGATACCATTATTAAAAACCTTTATGTAAAGAATGGAGCGACTAAGTATATTTATAGTCGCTCCAAACATTACTTTTTATGCACCACCTGCATCGCCTGTATTACCACCGATTACTTCATAATTGTCATACTGGAATGTTACACTAAATCTTTCTAGTGTATCAGATTCTCCCCAGTTAAGACCAATTTCTGAAACTACCTGTGGGAACAAACCATTAAACTGATAGATTCTAAGAATCTCACCAGCCTTACCATACTGAGTTACAGATGCCTGTGACTTGTATAGTGCAGGAGCTCCTGATCCGAGAGTAGTAATATTACCCTCAAGAGAGTTGATTGCATTAGTCCACTGCTCCATTGCATTACGGACTAGAAAGTCTTCATCATTAAATACTGTTACAGTCCATGGCTCAAATGTTCTATCGCCAGCCATCTTGATTCTACGACCGAAGTATGGAACTTCGATTAGACCAAGATTAGATGCTGGAATAGCAGCAGCTTCAACCAAAAATGGTGTCTTTAGATCAGCTGCTGTATTCACTGGATTTGTAATAGTAACTTGAAATAATGAAGGGCGTGCTCCGCCAAGGGCGAGTTGAGCACGGATATCATTGATACTGAATGCCATTTTCTACTCTCCCCTATTAAAACTTGCCAATTACTTCATTAAACTCAACGCCTGTGCGAACTGCAACGAAGTTAAGCTGGATGAAGTTAATTGAGCGAGCTGGTTTAATATAAATGTCACCTACGAACTCATTTCTATCAATAACTTCAGGTGTATTGTTTGAATCGTCACAAACAACACGGAAGTCATAGATACCACGACGACCCTGAATATCTCTTAGATATGGTTCTACTAGGTTACGGAATGTTGCTCTTGTAAACTCATCATTGAATTCGAATAGAGTAAACTTAGCAGCTGTTGCAATTGCCTTTTCGAGGACAATGAATAGTCTGCGAACATTAATTCTATCGAATGCAGATGGCTTAGCAAGTGCAGTCTTATCACCATAAAGTATAGTACCCTGACCAGGGAATGTAACAATTGGATTGATACCATTCTTATAAAGCTGATCTCTCGCTGCCTTATCAGGATTGAAAGCTAACTTTACAACATTCTTAATCTGACCACGATTGAAACCAGCTGGTGAGAACCATGGGTCTCTATTGTCATCAGTACGAACAACAGTACCAGCAACGTCACCGTTTAGAGGAATCCAACGATATACGTCATTGTATCTGTCATACTGATACTTATAGCCAGAATCAATTACAGCATAGAAGAAGAGTTAATAGAATTACGGAATGCAATTGTATTTTCTGCTTCCTGATATGGTGCATTGACAACATCAGCATTCTGTGGTGATACGAAAAGAACACAATCTTTTCTATATTCACAGATATTATCGATGATGTAATTAGCAAGACCTTCGCCATTTACACCAAATCTTGATTTACCACCAAGAATTAGTGAAACATCAATATCTTCAGCTGATTTAAACTGATCATAAGCATTTGCAAGTGCTGCTAGTGTTACTGTATTCTCAGTAATACCATCTGCGCCACGAGCAAATGAAGCAGTATATGGTAGCTGATTAGTTGAAGCAGCAATTGCTGTAGATGTTGCAGAAGCAGCACCAGAGCGATCATTACCCCACCAAATATATTTTGATGACTGGTTGATTACATCTTTATAATAGATTGAACCACCCTGTTCACCCTTAGCATCAGTTGCACGAGACATACCTTCCCATACTTCTAACAGCTGACCGGGGTTTCCTGTAAATGTTCCATCCTCATCAATAACAACTGCATGAATTTCATCAGTAACAGATGTATTTGAATTACGACCAGCAACATAAACAGACTGACTGGGGGCAGCATCAACATAGTTGAAGTATTCCCAGAAACGATTGATGTAAACTGTATCAGAAGATGTTACTGTAACATTGCTATGCGTCTTAACTTTCTCTGAGAAATTAAGAGTAATAGTACCAGTTGCAGCTGAGTTACTTGTCACAGATGTACTAGTGCTAACACTTTCAATTCTTACATACTGAGTACCAGTTGAAGTGTTGCCGATATTAATATAATCGCCAACATTAACTAGAGCAGCAAAGTCTGCAATAATATTTGCAACACCATCAGTCATAACATCATCTGTAGTAGCATTTGCTGCTGCAGAGTTGCTGAAAGCAACTGTTGTTGTGAATACAATATTTGCAGTCTGATACCCAGTACGATATACAGTGTTAGCAATCGTGTCGATTGTTACTGTACCTGTGATTTCAGTATTCGTTGTAGCATTTGCTGTATATGTTAGACCAGTTATATTACCAGGAGTAATACCTCTGTTATAAGCATTAGATGAATCGCAAACTGAAATCTTTAGTGAGTTACCAAGATCACCAGCATACTTAGCAATGTAAGCTACATTAGCATCAATTGTTGTATTATCATAATCAACACGGTTCTTAATCTGGAAGTCAGTAAATGTTCCAGTATTAGCAACAGCATTATATGCATTAGCATCTGCAGCTCTTGAAACATATAGCTTATTGCCATATGCTAGAAAGTTTGCTGCAGTAAAGAATGTTTCAAAATTATCGGATGTTGGGCGTCCGAAACGAGCAACCAATTGGTCTTCATTAGAAATAAGTTCACGGTCTTCAATTGGACCCCATCTAAAGACGCCAGCAACAGCACCTTCAGTAGTTGATACTGCAGGTACAATAGTCGTTAAGTCAATTTCAGTGACATTAACGCCAGGACTGACTTGAAATCCCATGTTTTTTCTCCTTTACCACTATAAGTTTCAGAATAAACTTATCTTTTATTTATAAAATTGAGCGTTTGAACACTATGATATTGAATTAATAGTCACATATATAAATATGATAATGACTTAATAAGGAGACACTGAATGATATATGCTTATATTAAACAACATTATATGACAAACTTAAAATATTTTGGGCAAACAACCAAAAATCCACATACCTATCATGGTTCAGGAAAGATATGGAAACAGCATTGTTTAAAGTATGGCAAACAACATATTAATACATTGGAAATATTTACATTTAATTCTAGAAAAGAATGTATAGATTTTTGTCGCAAATTTTCTATTGATAATAATATTGTAGAATCCCCCGAATGGGCAAATATTAGACATGAGAGTGGCAGTGGTAATGTATCACATACAGATGCGTCTAAAGCTAAGATGCGAAAGACAAAACGTGAAATGTATAAGGGTAAAAACAATCCTATGTATGGTAAGAATCATTCTGAACAATCAAAAGATTTAATGGCACAAAAAAGAACTGGAAAGAGATGGGTGCATGAACCAATGACTAATATAGAAAAGTGTATTCCTAGTTCTGATTTTGAATCTTATATTCGGGAAGGTTGGGTTGAAGGTAGATCAGTTAGCGTAAAATGATTGTACGTTATGCTCCACTTCCCACTCATCCCTTCCATCTTCAATTAGAAATGGTGTCATTTGATCTTCAATATATCTATCGTTATCTTCTAGTATCATTTTTCTAACATCTGCTGAAGTCATCTCTTTAAAATATTGCTGTGCAACCATCCAAGAGAATAAAACTAAACACATAACTAGATCGTCATTTCTACCTTCTTCTGCTTGATATGAAGAACCT